GTTGCATCTTGTCCATGAACTCCATTGTCATCAATTGGTCTATGTCTTGATCATACACATGCCAGATCAATTGCGACAGTGAACATTGATCCTTGACCTGTGTGGTGAACTGCTCCGCGGCCCTGTCCAACACACACTTGGCCTGGTACATCTGCTGGGGTGTGATCTTGCGTGGATCCTGTGGCCACTGCTGTGTGATCACCTCAAACAATATGTTCCTGATCTTGAGTTGTTGTGTCTTGTTCATTGTGTGCTCCTTTTCCTTTTAGTATAGCACACATATGAGCGGTGTCAAGTGCCGCGGCCACCAATGCCAGACTAGGATCCCAGTGACCAGCGGCGCGGTCTTGGAAGACTCTAGGGATCATGGGTATTTAAAGCATTTGGTCTAGGGCGGTCAGGGGCCTTCAGTATATGGAGCACATGCGGACCCCTTGACCATGTTGGGGATCAGGGCCATGCCAGTTGGCCACAACAGCACAGCCTGATCCCAATTAGGAGAATAGTTTGGGGGTTCTCCCCGCGCCATCCTCTGTTATTTTATACTACATCAGCCAGCGTGTCAACCTCTTATGCTGGCTGGGGTCTCCGCACCAGATTGGTCACCCAGTATCCCGCCACTGACACCGCAAATAGATCGCTCTCCCTGTCCCAAGTGATCCCTATGTCCTGGCCTGTATCAAAGTCCTGATACACACACTCTGTGATGCCATTGGGTCTGATCACTGTGTCAATCATGTGCATGATCTGGTGCTTGTTAAATGTCTTGTTCATAGTACAATTATAGCACATTGGTAATATGTGTCAACCCATGAAAATTTGGTCAGAGCGGTGCTATTATTAAGAAACTATAGCATATTTGGTAAAAAGTGTCAACTACCTCTAAGAACGCTGTAGATCAGCGTACAAAGGTGGCCCAGATTGGCGGGTATGTATGGCCCAGATTGGGTCATAGGCGGCTGTGCGTGGGGATTTGGCTGTTTAAATGGTGTTTTTGAGCCTGACACTTCCAGAGCGCCATAAACCTCACCTTATATGCCATCACATCCACAATGCCTACCGCTCTCCCGCTGTGTGTTTTGTGCCAGATCTTGGTGTGGGTGGCTCCCAGATCAACAGGAACAATGGCAATTGTAGGCAAGATTCAGGCCCTGTTCACACAGTGCTTGGCTCTTGGATACCCATTGATCACAACTGGCTGTCTTGCTTTTAGGAGTAAGTTAGGGAGCCTGCCAATTGCTTGATATTTATTATTGCGCCTGTGTGCCACACTTGATCTTGATCTGTGCTTCAGCCTCTGCTTGACTCCTGGCCCGCACCCAGCACTTGAACTCCTGCGCACCTATTGTTATTGTGATCTCATATGTGTTCACGCCACCTGCCGCTTCTTGATGTGGTCATAACTCCAACTCCATCTGCTCATATGGTGATCATACAGTCCTGCACTCAGGCGCGAGATCTCTCGCTCAATCCGCTTGATCTCCTGCCACTGCCTGTTGTATTCATCACGCTCCTTGAGGTCCGCTGGGCTGTGGCTTTTCTTGGCCTGCTTGGCCTGGGCCATCGCGGCGTTGGCCTGTGCCACATACTGGGTGTTGTAGGTGTCAAGCACCTGCTTGATCACTGTGCTGTCGCCCTTGCTCTTTCGCTTCAACTTGGCCTTGCTCAACTGACCTGTGTCTGTGAGGTATTTTAATATGCCCAGTTTTTCAGCCAGATTCTGCCAACTGTGTGTCTGACTCCTTGAGTTCGCGCCCATGGTCTTGGCGATCCTGTCAATGGCTGACCTGTGTTGCTCCATCTTGGCCTGTGCCTGTCGCCTCTGCTGTGCCAATTGCTCCACTTGGTCCCTGTTGCTGTCCGCCCATTCAACCAACTGCTGTTCCCAACGCTGGTAGGCACCCATGATGTAGCCATCTGCGCCAAATCCCAGTGAGTGCGAGGCGTCATCATCACCAAAGAACTCAATCTTGGTGTGGGCGATCAGTTCATCCGCCTTGGCCCACAGTTCTGGACTGTAATGCTCCCTGTAATGCTCCTGGCTCCACTTGATGTGCCTGTCATACTGCCTCTTCAGTCTCTCGCTGAGTTGTGAGAGGTCCTTGACCTCCCTTGCGGCACCACCTGTGTTTGATTTGATGGTTATGCCACCCTTGTACTCTATGTTTTTGCTCATATGTTTTGCTCCTTTGTTAAGTTGATTATAGCACATTTGGTAACAGCGTCAACCAGGCAAAAAACCGCTGGAAATGGGGGTTTTTGGGGTGCGTGTTCACATTTGGGCCAGGCTTTTTTGCACTTTTATAAATAATAGTACATTTTAGGCAATTCAGGCAAGAACTACGCAGGCACAAACACAGGCACACACAGGCACAATTCACAACACACATAGCAACCGCATATTTTTTACAAGAGTTGATCACACCCTCTGATTGTGTAGACCAGTTGCAGTCTAGACTGTTAGGCCAGGACAGTATAAACAAATGGGCAGTTAGTGGCATCACTTTTTGGACATTTTAGGTGATGCGTGATCACACATCAAAGCGGACCAGCAGGCGAGTGTGATCTTGGAAATAGCCAACCTCATGTGAGGTGCGTGGGATATGTGAACCCTACACGCGGCAACAGGTGAATCGCTGGTCTCTGAGAGGGACATTTGGTATTTGTGCTAAAAGTCTCTACCTTCAAAAAATCACAAGAAGAAAAAAGAACATTCACTGAATGTAATGAAGTGAATGTTGGATTGACGCAGTCAATCCTGGAGTGCTATAATACACAATGACAGACACACACCTCACACATCAATGCCACTTGGTCACACGCGAGTTCAAAGACCACACACTGCACTGGGAACTGAGATGTCGCGACTGCGACAGACACATCCAATGGGTCAGTGCGGAAGAGGCCACGCAGATATGGCAGATCTTGGATGCGGAATCACAATGACCCAGTAAATATCACAATGCCACAATCCGCTTCACCTTCACAGTTGATCTCACCCGCCAGTTGCGTGGTGTGGTGGTCAGGTCCCTCAGCACAGCCACTCCTACACTCCACTCCCAGATGTGCCTATGAGATAGGTTGCAATCACATTGAACAGTGGAGGTCAGTCAACTCAGTGGTGGCCTATGACAGGCAGATAGTTCAGAACCTGATCAAGCAGGACACATTCAATGCACAAACCCAGTACTGGACACAGCGGGTGTGGACGCAACCAGGCTGGGACTCATTCACCATTGACAAGCACTACCAACAGGTGCATGACTCAGGCACGCTGGCTGTGGAGGTGGCCCTGCACCTGGGACATCGCATGATACACATCATAGGCGCTGACTGGCACATGACCAATGACTCAATACAGCAGGAGCACTATGCGTTCAGGGGCCATAAACCCAACAAGATGCCAGAGAGGAAGAGGAATTGGTTGACCAGGGTCAGTTCAAGGTGTGAGATTGTGTGGGTGCATCCTGTGAGGGCCGCCTGGATGCGTCACTACCTGACGCCAGACTCATTCCTGAACTCCCTGTAATGCCAGCGTCGCTGTTGCCTGCAACTGCCACAGGTGATCTGCAGTTCGCACTGTGTGGGGTAGTACCTCACTGTCAGGTTCCTGGTGCAGAATGGTGGTGTGGGTGTGGCACACAGTGGCTGTCGCGGTCTCCTGCGTATCCACCTGTCTATGGGATGGAACTTGGTCCTGACCACTTTATGATAGCCCAACTCAGTGAGGCGTCGCTCAAAGTCCTGTGATTTCACTTAGATATGTATTGGTAAAAGGGGTTAGCCCCACATCAATTTGAAACTGATGCCCAACAGGAAGAATATGATGGTGTACAGCAACCATTCATTGCGCTTGATCCTGCCATCCATGTGTGTGAGGTGGTTGCTCATCAGGAGATTGATCTTGTCCTCCAAACGCTGAATCCTCTCCTTCAGTGTCATTATGTGACTATGCTCCCATCAACAACTGATCTCCACTGTCCCGCGGAGTAGTAACACAACACGCCCTGTAGGGCTGAGTCACCACCATCTGAACAGAACGCCATCATGCCATCAGCGGGTGAGCCTATGGCCCCCAACTGTGCCACTGTCTGTGGTGTGAGTTTGATGATGTTTTCCACTGTGACCACACTTGTGTCTGGGTCCAGCGTGAGGTCTGTGCTTGAACTTGAGTTTATCTCATCTGGTAGGTATGTGGCGTCTATCTTGGTGCTGGCGTTGAGTGGTGCCACCCCTGATGCCTGTGCCCTGCCATCTATCACATTGGCCAGTTCATCCAAGGCAGTCTTGAGGTTGGCCCTCGCCGCCGCTGGTGAATCTGTTGAACTGTCTAAGTTGGTTACATCTATGTTTGAACTGTCTGTTGGCCACGCCATGTTTTGTCTCCTTGTTGTTTGTATTTAATCATTTCAAATCCCTCTTGATCCATTCCGCCCACACCAGTAGTATCGCTATGAACACAATGAATCCAATCACCCACCACATCAGTCCCTGTCCCATATGGTCAGTCCATATATGGTGACCAGGATCGCCACAATCAATATCAACAACACTATGTGTGCCAGGGTGTCCATTACGCCCCCTGCACCAGGTTGCCAGCCGCGTTGCTGGTGAGTTTTGGTAGTCCTGTGACCTGTAGTGAAACAAATGCGTCCACTGACGCACCTGAACTCCTGTATATGGCGTATCTGGCCTGTGTCTTGTCTGTGAGTGCGCCCACTGTCACAATTGGTACATTGGTCTGTCCCGCAGGCACATTTGATTGCTGTCCTGTCAGCAGGAATTCTGTGTCTGTGGTGATGATTGGTTCAGCGCCAGGTATGCCATCTCCTATCCTGTCTGTGCTGGATACCCTGAAGTCATCTGAGTAGAAGAAGTTGAATCCCGCGAGGTCGCCAAAGTTCATTGTGGCGCCACTCAAGGTCTCTGTGTAGTTGGTGTCAATGTTGTGCGTGGCCAGGTTGTGTAATTTTAACTTTAGGAAGTTGTTTGAGCCCCTTGACACCTTGATGTGATACCAGTCATCGCCAGGTGCTGATCCAAATGTGAATTCCTGTGCGTAGGCATACCAGGTTGAACCATCAAAACTGTAATCCAGTCCCAGGTGCGTGTTGGCTGTCTTGGCCCTCAGGTAGAGGTCTGTGCCCGCTGTGTCCAGATGGAAGAAGTAGTCACCATGCCTGTAGTTGGGCGGTGATGAAATTGAGTCAAGCCAAAACATCTTGAATGGTTGGTACCAGAAGTCAATGGTGAACTCACCTGTGGTTATGCCTGTGCCTGTGAGGCTGAAATCTATCTTGTCATTGTTGTCTGTGAGGGTTTGGTTCCCATCATACTCATTGAACCTTAGGGCGGCTGGTTCAAACTTGTAGTTGGTCTCATCAGCCTCCACACCTGAATTGTTGATTGTGATCGCGTTGTCTGACCTGTCCGCTATGCCTGTGACCAACAGCGGTGTGCTGTCATCTGTGTCCACCAGTTTGGCCGCGCCATTGACCAGCAGTATCTTGCTGTACTCATTGACCAGCGTGGGGTATCGCATGTCTGTGGTACCATTGTGATTGGTGCTGTCCTCTGAGAAGAATTCTGTCTGCTTGGCGGTTGATAGGTTGGTCTCAACCCTGTTGAGTTGTGCCTCCTCCGCGGAGTTTGAGAACACCTCCACCTTGAACTGGAAATACCTGCCATACACAGCGTCAAAGGTCTGTCCTGTCTGACCATTGATCACTGGCTCACCAGGTATTGTGTCACTGGTGGCTGTCTCTGATGCGAACACCTTGATGTTGACATCTCCCGCCGCGTCCACTGAACACAGTGGATTGACCCAGTCCTTCCTGCCCAGGTCCAAGACCGCAGTGAAGTACTCTATGTCAGCGAGGTCATCAATGGGTTGGAAGCCATAGGCGTCTGAACCCTCCTGCCATGAAGTTAGGTCAGCCCAGGTCTCGCCATTGGTGTTGATGTCCGCCCAGGTGTATTCTATGATCTTTAGCGTGCCATCTGTGTTGTCAAAGTATCCCGCCATGTTAGCCTCCTAGGTTGTGGAAAGTGACGCTGGTGTTGGGGTCAGCCTTGAAGTTGCCACGCTGTATGAACTCATTGATGGCGGCCTCAAGCCCTGTGCCTGTCACTGACTGGTTATTTAAATTGGTGTAGGTTATTGTGGCTGTGGTGTTGGCACTGCCATCCGCGTATTCCTTGTTGTCATAACTGTTCCTGAATCGCGGCACAATGTAGGTGTCCTCTGTGACCAGGTTGATCTGCACCTTGTTGGCCTCATCACGCCTGTACACATTCTTGTCAAAGTAGCCCTGCAGTGAGTTGTCACTCCTGTTGTAGTAGTACAGCCTCAAGGTATCTAACATTGAGTCCTCTGGTGGATGGTATGCGAACTGGAAGGTATCTGAACTGGTCTTGAAACCCTGTATCCAACTCCAGTTGGTGATTGAAGGGATCAGGCCAGCCAACCATGAGTTGTAGTTTGTGGTGTATAAGCCGCCAACCAACAGTGTGCTGTTGACAGGGTCATCATCGCCACCATTCAGTCCTGTGCCTAGGAATTCTGTCACTGTCCTGTTGGCTCCAACATCTGGGCTTTGTGGCAGTGTGTTGTTGCTGTTGTTGGGCGAGCTGGTTGTTGGCGTGCCCGCGCTGTCAAAACCTGTTACCACATCCTCACTGTCAAGTGGTGGTGCCACGCCAATTGGCACAACTGGGTTGGCCTTGGCCAGTGGTGTCAGTGAATACATGCTGGGTTTATAGGTCTGTGATGGCAGAACAATCTGTGCGTTCTGCACAAATGGATACAATGATGCGATGTGTTCCCTGGCCTGTACGCTTACAAAGCCATCCTTGGTGAATGACATTGACAGCACCCTGAATGTGGTCTGTGATAGGTTCAGCACTGTGTTGGTCACAGTGATTATGTCCCCTGGCTCAACCTCCAGCAGTTCTGGTGTGGCTGAGAAACTTAGGAAACGCTGGTTCCTTGATTTCTTGTAGATCAATCTGGCGATGTCTGTGGCCTGGTTCCTGTTGCTGATTGTGTGGAAGTCAAACTCCCCAATCAGGTCCTCCCCATCCGCTGTGACATCCGCTGATTCTGTGTATGAAACTTCCTGCTCTGTGAATTCCAGGTCAGGGTCAATGTATCTCACTATGACCTGGTTGTACTTGTTCTGTTTGTCCTCGCCCTTCAACGCTATGTCACCCATCATGTGTTTCTCAGTGACATCAAACGCTGATGTCAGTGTTGCGCTGGTGATGTCAGTGGCGTTGCCGCCATCCTCTATGTTGATCTTGTATCTGCCCTGTATGAATGGCATGAATCCCCTTGTGCCCACCAGCAATCTCTTGACATTGTCAAATAGACTTGACTTGGTGCTGATGACTGCATTACAGGTTATGGCCTTGCCTGAATAGCCTGTTGAGTACTGCACACTCTGGTTGCATTTTATCGCGGCCCTCTTGAATGAGTCCGCGTCAATCTCTTCCTTGGGTATGCCGCAACCATAGACTGGGTTCATGAGGTAGTCCAACAGGTTGCTGACAGGGTTGTATGAGTTGGCTGTCTTGCTCAGTGAACCATAGTCCGCTGATAGGTCAGCACCACTTGAATGTTGTGTGACATCATAAACCTTCTTGCCCAACACATCAAACTGTGCTGTGGGTATGCCACCCTTGTATGGGTTGGCGTCTGCGTCCTCTTGGCTCTTGATCTCTTTCCATTCAAATCTGCACACCACATAGGCCATGTTCTGTGCGCCCCTGGATCTCTGTCCCCAACTGGCTGACTCCTTGGCCAGGTCATTGGAGCCCAGTCCTGCCACCAGTCCATTGTTGAACACCTGTACCTGTAGCCTGTTGGCGAACCTGCCTGATGTTATGTTGTATTTCTGTCCTGATGTGTACAGACCACCGCTGGGCCTTGGCAGTTCTATGTCTTGTATGTGTATCCTGTTGATGCCCCTGATCTCGCCCTCTGCCACCGCGTAGATCACATACAGGAATGAATTCCTTGTGCCATTGGTCTCAGCGAATATGATCCTGCCACCCACACGCCTGAAGCCATAAACCACAGGTATGGCCACCTGTGATCCAGTCTTGGTCACAGTGACGCCCTGTGGTCCTGTGTCCTGCTCCACCTCTGGCACATCAAAGTCTGGCACAGGTACGCCGCCAAACAGTCCGCCCAGGGCACTGCCTATGGCAGAGAACGCACTGCTGAAGAAATCTCCAACCGCGCCCAAGGCATCACCTATCGCATCTGGTATGCCACCCATTACTTGATCTCCTTTACATATGTGTGACCACACTGGGTCATTAACTTGCCATAAAAACTGTCACCCTGCTCAATGAATTCTTTGTTTGCGGTGTAGTCCTTGTGCCACCCCTGTACGCTGGTGGTCATCAACTCACAGTCCAGTTCCCTGAACCAGGCCTCCGCCCTGCCCACAAGGTTCTTGGCTGTGAAACCATTCCTGTAGTCTGGATCCACAAACAGGAACATGATGTGTCCTGTTTTCTTGTTGTTCCATTTGTTGTTGATAGCCTGGCACACCACACCTCCTGTTGGCTTGCCCTCATGCTCGCTGACAAATGTCTGGTATCCTGGTTGAATGTTCAGTTCCTTGGCCAACTCCATCACATTCTCTATCTTGATCGCACCAATGCCATCGCCCGCCTCCAGTGCGTAGTCCTTGGCAAGGTCCAACATGTTGTCAAAGTCCTCAATCCTAAATTTCCTTATCATCCTATGGTTTCCCCCAGTTGATGTCTTCTATGGTCTGGTGTGCGAACTCCATTGTCCTGTCCCCAGGGTACAACTTCTGCCAACTGCCTTCATTGGTACGCCTGCCATTGATCTTTTCAAAGTCAGCGAAGTTGGATGCCACAGCAAGGGTTATCTTGCCTGTGTTCCTGGCGTTGCTCACAGTGTATCCTGTGATCTTGCCCTTGAATGTTATTATTGGTGTGCCCACAATTGAGTTGTCTGTGGGATCAAGGTATGTGCCCATCACTGTGACTGACTTGTTCACATTGGCTGATGTGGCGAATTTTGTAATGTTGGCTGGATCCAAGGCACTGATGTTGATTGAGCAGTTGGTGATCACAAGGTCTGTGTTCTCCTCTGTGTCAGTGACGCTGAGGAAGGTGCCCTGTGCGAGGTATGTGTTTCCTGCATGGCTCACACTGAATGGTCCATCTGTGTAATAAACTGTGCCTGTTGAGGTCTGTATCTCAATCATTGAGATCCTGATGTGGCTACGCCCCGCCAGGTATGAGTTGATTGTAGATCCAAGACTCCTCGCCATTTAGATCTCCTCTATCATGTCAATGTTGTAGGTCACAGTGCCATTTGTGGCGTATCTGTATTCCTGTATGTCCCTCTCCAACCTCATCCTGAATGGTACAGCATTCACAGTGACATTTGATGTGTCTGTGATGTCCTCAAACAGGCTTGGTGTGATGCTGATTGTGCCAGCACCTGTTCCATCTGTGGTGACATTGTCAACAACCATGTAGACCTTGTTGTGTGATGCGAACTTTAACACATCTCCCGCGTAGAATATGGTCTCAGAGTTCTTGTTGGTGTTGACATCAACGCTGGTGGCACCCGCTGAGGTGGCCCCATCCACTGTGGCTGTGAGCCCATAGGCCGCGCCATTTGAGTTGTAGGACACATCTGGTAGTGTTATGTCAAAACTGTTTAGTTGGCCCTGTAGCCTTGTGGCTATGGCCTGTATTGG